GGCTGTGGTCGTCGTTAGGCATTTTCATCATCGGCCTGGGGTGGTGGAATGAATCCCAGGAGATCCGTGATCGTCACCTTTCCTTTGGTGATGTGCTCGATCTGCCTGGAGTAGAATGTCTTGCCATTGTACTCGGTGCATGGCAGCTCATTTTGCTCGACCCATCGATTCATGCTCTGGTAGCTTACCCCCAGGATCCGACTAAGTTTAATTTTGCCAATCATTTTAATGGCTTTTTTCATGCTGGTGCGTGCGCCCATTTTAGATCCTCTGAAATAAATCGGCCATCATACATAATAGTCCTTGCAATGTATAGCATATAGTTATATTCTATGCATATAGGAAATCCCCACCAACCACGACCAGGAGGTCCAATGATCAAGACCGGAGGCAAGAATCGTTATTGCGGTCCCTACGCCATCGGATACTTAGCCGGCATCAATTCTGATGAAGCCGCCAAGGCAATTAGAAAAGTCAGCGGCCAACGCGCTGTGAAAATGACCTACTCTAATCACATATCCCCCGCACTCACTAACTTAGGTATCAAGCACAAAACCAAGTGGTTCTGGCCTGATCCAGTCACCTGGAAGAAATGGAGGAATAATTTTATGAGAGGCAAAGGCCTCTATCTAGTCCTCATCACCGGACACTTCATCATTGTTGATGCTGGTGTGATCAAAGACAACCACGAATTTAACGGGACACTGGCCAAGGATATGCCGGCCAGAAAAAAAGTCCTCGCTGCTTGGGAGATATCACCCACCACTATTAACCACAAACTACCCACGGAGACAAAATGAAGAAAAATCCCATTAAGAACATCGGTTTGTTCCACACCCCAAAAGGATGGCGCGAACTGGAAGACTGGATTACAGGAACCAGCGGAGCGACTGGAGCCGGGCCGTATATTTTAACCGCTGCGATGATGGCCTGGAATCTTGCAGGAGCCATCGTTGAAGACGAAATGAAAACCGAAGACGAAATGAAAACCAAGGAGGCCAAATGAGAACACTAACTTTCCATGAGGACCCAGGCCACGGCTGGCTGGAGGTTCCTTTCATCGAGCTGGTCTACCTGGGAGTGGCAGGTAAGATATCCACTTGCAGCTACATGCACCACGGCAAGGCCTATCTTGAAGAGGACAATGATGCCGGGATCTACCTCGACGCATTGAACGCGCTCAACATCGAGTACGAATTCAATACCATTCACAAAGACAACACGCCGATCAGAAATTATCCTTACTACAGGACTATTGATGCCAGCGACTACAGGGAGTAACAACATGAGCAACACAGAGTTTTTCAAAGCACTTAGAGAATGTATCAATTGCTTCGCATGGGTTTCGTTACACGACCATGACGGTGCCTATCTTCAGGTCGTAAAAGAAAACGTCAAGTTGTATGGCTTCAATCTGGAAGGCGAGCACACTTGGAACGCAGTATTGCGTGAAGACGGCGATCTTTACCTCAACTAGGAGAGCAATAACATGACCAACAAAACATTTGATGCCTGGATGGCAGAGATCGACACTATCATCGGCAGACTCACTGGAGTAGGATACGACGATCTACCGGACATTGACTACACTGGAATGTTCGATGACGGATTCACTGCCAAACGAGCTGCAATGAAGGCTCTCAGAAATGGAGGATGGAAACCATGAATAACGGATGCGACCAGTGCCAGGCATTAATGATCCAGGGAGTTTACTGCCATGAGATCGGATGCCCCGATGCCTGGAAAGACTACACCAAAGAATGTACCTGGTGCGGCCAGGACTTCAAGCCCGAATTCAAGGGCCAGGAAGCCTGCGACGATAGCTGCGCCGAGTCTTATTACAACTAACCCAGGAGGCAATATGAACGACGAATGGTACAGCTACGAAGACTATATCAACGACGACCAACGGATGCATTTCGCGGATCCAGGCGGCAACTCTGCATTGAGAGCCGCGACCAGGAGAAACCCGCGAAACCTGCCTTGCCCGAATTGCGGCACGGCAAACCGATTAACACCAGAAGATCGGGATCTTGACTACCAGTGCGACACCTGTGCTGATGCTGCGGAACGCGGTTACGATATCTAACACTTGCAATGCATAGCATATAGCTATACTATATACATATAGGACATATCCCACCAACCAGGAGGTAAAATGGAAAAAATCACTACTCCCATCAAACGGACTGGAAACTGCTTTGAAGCTGCCGCCAATCGTCAGCTCAACGACCGGATCCTCGGTATAGACGCCTGGACCCTGGTCCACGGATTACCACTGGGCACCGGGGGCAATGCCGAAAATCTTAGATACCCCCACGCCTGGTTAGAACGCGACGACATTGTTTGGGATCCGAACGCGGACATTATGGTCCCGAAGGTCCTGTACTACGATGCCGGCAACATAGAATTTACAATCGAGTACGATGGTGCCAAGGCCGGCGCCGAAATGCTCTTCCACGAACACTACGGACCGTGGGCCGACGAGCTGATCGAGGCCGACGAATACATTGATAATCTTTAACCAGGAGGTCGCATGAAAAAAATCAAACCACATGAACTTTTCGAGATTTGGGAACCCGATACGGTTGCCGAGTGCCTGACAGGAGTCACCACAGTAGACGGTCTCTACGGCAAGTTATGGGACCTGGTAGAAGAAGCCTACGCGGGTTACGAAAAGCCTGAAACCCCGGACACTCATTACGGCCATGTTTTCGGCAACGAACTGGCGAAGGTCTGGGAGAGACTTGCCGACGATGACAAGCTGAAACTTAACGAACTAGCGATAGCCCATGAAAAGGAAGAATAATATGAACACCACCATTCCACTGACGGTCGGTAACATCATCAAGATCCGCACCGAGAATTGTGTACGAACCGCGCTTATTGTTGCGATCACCACCAAATATATGAGCGCGGTCTGGGCCAACGACAAAAAGCCTGGAGTCAGGATTCACAAGATCCCCCACAACGAGGTCAGAGCCGATATCATCGACTACCCACTGGCCAAGGCAAAGAAAGCATTTCGAAAAATGGGCCGGACATTCGGCATCACCAAATCAGCAAAACGCGCATTACGCGCTTAACCCAGGAGGCAACATGACCAAGAACGACTACAAGACAATCGGCAAAATCGCCGACCGCGCTATGGCTCTATACGAGAGCTATGGAACCAAGCTCGATAGAATGTCATTACTGATGGATATCGAATTCACCAACGAGGTCAACCCGATGCGGCTCGATGATTTACTCGCAGCCGACAACGGAAATTTCGGACACGATATCTCCGGGATCCTTATGAACTTCAACCGAGAGACTAAGGTCCTCGACAACTGCTTTAGCCCGAGGTATTCAATATGACATTATTTGAAAAAATAAAAACCCTGGAAACCCTGCCGAACGGTTGCAAGATCATTGCAATCGATCACCTGGCGGAAGTTGTCCTGGCCGGCAATATCGACAAGCCCCACATTGAAGGGGGAGTCGAGTATGTCACCTGGGACTTCTACCGGGGGGATCTGAGATCCACCAGCAACGGCCATTATTTCGGAGCGGATTATAAAGAAGCCACCGAAGACTTTGCCAAGCGGATTATAACGAACAGCCGTTATGTTCAACACCGAGTAGTGCCGGAATTTTACATGGTCAATGAGGAGGAAGGATGAATACCGACCTTTACACCAGGGCGGAAGAGCCTGGCCTGGACTTCTCCGATTCAATTGAATTCCTGGCTTTGGTTGCCTTGGTCAAAGAGATCGAAGAAGACGCGGCCAATGAGCTAGACTTTAACCAGGAGAATTAAATGCTATTAAAACGAACAAACCAGGTTTACGAATACAAGATACTATACGCCTCTTATGTGTTGTCCCTGGCCCAGGAGGTCCAGTCGTTTGTCAGCCAGGGATGGGAGCCTTTTGGATCCCTGGCAATCGAGGTCGTTGAGGGCACCACCTTCTATTATCAGCCGATAGTAAGGTACGTCCAGGAAGAAATCACTGGACATACATAGCATATAGCTATAGTATATATGTATGACAGAAGTTCACCACCAGGAGGTCAAATGAACGATCCCACCATCATCTTCAATACAGATTTTCAAACCAATTACCGCGGGACCAACGACGACGAGTACCAGTTATACCTGGTCCTCGCCAACGATGGCAACGGCGGTGATCTCACCAACCCAGGCCAGCCGCTCAAGACGTATGACGAATGGCTGGACGCTTAACCAGGAGGTAACATGAGATACATTATTTATGAAACAGCATCGACGTATTATATGAGCGGGATGAAATACGGCGGGTATAAGTCGAAAGGCGCTGCAACCGCAGCTCTCAACCGAGCCGCTGAAAAAACATTGTTTACTTTAGCGGTCGCAAACTACTTTGATAAGATGTACACGACAGCAGGCAAGGTCTACGACAATGCCAGTGCGGTCTACGATACCGCCATATTAGAGACATTGAAGGCATTTCCCACGGTCAAAAAGTACAACGTGCCGACCAACAGCTTCATCGCCAACCGTGATTTGATTGTCAAAGCTAATTACTCAATCACTGACGCCGCCAACTTCCACAACAACATCGAGAAGTCGGTCGAGCGAATCAACCTAGTGAGCAGGAAGGCCTATATGGAAAGGGCCAACACTCCGAACTGTTGCTCACCATCCACAGAAACCTACTGGAGCATGTAGATGAACAAATACGATTATTACAAGTTACACGTTACAGGCCACGAAGGCGACAGCGGCAGGTATGTGGTGAAAGGCTACGGGACCTACGAGAAGTACAGTGTCCTGGCCGGCCAAACCAAGATCACATTCCTCGATTCGTTCGCGACCGAGGCAGCGGCCCGAGAGGCATACCCGGATCTCGCCAACGATGGCACCGAGTACAGCAACAGGTATCTGGATCCGGTCAACACTTTTGACCACCTTCCAGACGACGAAGATTATTAAACCAACCAGGAGGCAGTATGAGTTATTCAGTATTTACACGAAATTGGTGGAAACCAAACTCCGCCTGGCCCAATGGCCTTGAGCCCGATGGCGGGGCCCCAAAGCATTACATTGAGCGCCGGGTCCCAAGCGAATCAGAGGCCCGAGAGATCTGCCAGGACTGGAACGCCGAACACCCACCAGGACGCCTATCTCGCAAAGCAGAATTTGAAGAAAACTAACCAGGAGGTAATATGAGAAGAACACTAAGCCGGGAATTTTACATTCCCAAGAACTACGCTGCCAGGGTCGTGCCGAAAGGAGTCCTGGCCGAGATCTATTTTTTCGATCACGGTAAGCCGGCGGCAATGGGTTTCGGGGGCAAGAGATCCGCCCCGGATTTTCACTTCACATTCGCGGACGAGTTGAAACGAAACAACTACGTTAGCAGGTACATCGATGGATTGATCGATCGCAAGAAAGCCAAGGACGATCGGACGGCGAAGGCGAAGGCCTTTGAACACACGCTCAAGGTTGACGACATTCTCTATACCAGTTGGGGCTACGATCAAACGAACATCGATTTCTACCAGGTGACAAAGGTTGTCGGTAAGAAGTCGGTCGAGATCCGCCGGGTCCATTCAACCACGGTTAAGACCGAGAACGATCACCGTGGCGCCGATTATGTGATCCCCATGAAAGATCATTTCATGGGTAAGGATCGAGGCAAGACCAGGCTCAAGAGAGTGAGTGAAGGAAACAGTATCCGGATCGCGAGCTATGCCCACGCAACACCCTGGGACGGAACCCCAAAATACAAGACCGCATTTGGATGGGGTCACTAATCTACCTGGGTTCCCCACCGCCCCTCACCAACGTATGAACAGGAGCAGATCATCAAGCGTTGGTGTAAAGGTGGGAAGTTTTTATCAATTAACCAGGAGGTAAAATGAAAGATCTACAAAAAACAGATACATTTTGGGACCGGATGCTCGGCGAGATAGTTTGCGTCACCCGAGTCGTAGCCGGCGCCAGAATCCAGGACACGAAATACTACGGGAAATACTGCACCGGGCCCAGGCGCGACGATAACCTGGACTACGGATTCCGCCAGGGTGATGTGTACGAACACAACGACATTCACCGGGACCCCAGGAAGGCATTTGCAGAAGCGAACTACGGCGACCACGTTGCCCACTGCACCAATGCCGATGCCACCAGGACTGTCGCGATCCGTCCCAGGGAAGACGGTCGATTCAACATCGACTGTTCAGCAGACCGGCTGGATATACGCCGCTATGTACACGCGCTGACAGAGAAGCAAGCGAGGCACCTGGTAGATATGTTCCTGTACGGCAAGGCAGTCAAGATCGACTATCCGTATTGTGGAAGCTGGATCAACCAGGCGAAGCGTGACGTTGAGATTCTGGTCGATACCATGACACCAACCAGGGTGAGAATCCAGTACGATATGCCCTACACTGGGACCCACGGAGCCTGGAGGAAACAGGCCCAGGTCGATCAATACATTTTCATTGAGACATGAGTATGCAATACGCAGCCTGGCTTCTAATGAGCGAGGAAGATTATCACGATTATTTAAATCTGGAGAATGAAATGCAACTGGCAAACTATTCAATCGAACGACAGACCCCGGACTACATTTTGATCCGCGACGATGGCCCCTGGGATTTTTACCAGACCGTCACCAACGCGGCGGAGTCTGTAGTCGCAGGCCTGATCGATGCCCTGAACGGCAGGCGCCTGTACTACATCGATTCCGAGGGCCGGATCGACGAGCTGAAAATCGAGGACGAAAAGTTCGCCGGCTTCGCACCAGGACCGAAGGGGATGAAGGTATGATCTACGAGCACGACTGTCCAAACTGCAAGACCCTCGGCGAGTTCAACGGCTGCGATCTTTATTACTGTGCCCAGGGCGGAAACATCCCCACCCTGATCGCCAGGTCCGGCAATGAGGGACACGAATACGCAAGCGGCCTGGAGTTCGGCAAGCAAAGGGTTATCCCGGAGCTGGCCGAGGCCTATGACCGCGCAATCAAAAAGGGGTATATCAATGGCAAGATTTGACGAAGACGACCGAGCCGCAGCGAGAGAAGAACACCTGTTTGCTGTGGAAGATGAAATCAAGAATGAAGGTTGTTACTACGGCCTGAAAGGCGTCGAACTAACCTGGGACGACTGGGTTCAGATCCAGTCGGAATCATGCTCTCTTGAAGACGCTATCCAGTCGGCGATCATCACCATCGACGCACTCTACGAACAGGTCAAATGAACGCTTGTTACACATAGCATATAGGTATATACTATCCATATAGGAAGTTCCCACCAACCAGGAGGTAAATTTGAAACTACTACTCAAAAACCACAAGGCCAAACTACTGGCCAACCACCTTGCCAATGATGGCATCGAGGATACCACCGACTTTAAACCAGTCGTCAAGTTCTTTAACCCTGTCGGAGCAGCCACCTGGTTGATCTCTGAAATGGACGAGAATGGCATCATGTTCGGTTTGTGTGATCTCGGCATGGGATCCCCGGAGCTCGGATCTGTTTTACTTTCCGAGCTTGAAGAGATAGTTCTTCCATTCGGACTGGGCATCGAGAGAGACATGCATTTCGAAGCCAATAAGACTCTCACCGAGTACGCCGACGAGGCCAGAGTCCTGGGCAGGATCGCCGCTTGAACAGCGAAACAAACACCCTTTGCAATATCAAAGCTGAACGCGCCATCGCAGAACGCAAGGCCTTCCGGGCTCTTGCCGGCTACAAGTTTTATATGTTTGGATACTGGGCTGCGGCCTGGGTTAAGTACAACGCTTTACTTCCCAAACCAATGAAAGCCGGCAACCCATTCAAGGGCCTTGTCGGCGCAGCAAGGGACCACATAAAAGACAACCCCGAATAAACCGAGGACGAGTTTGCCCCTGGCGACAGGGGCTTTTTTTAACCACAGGAGAATTATATGACTAAAGCACAAGCAAAAAAACTGGAGGCTGCAAGCCCATCCAAGGGTATCGCCACCAGCCCCGAACTGAGCCCGGTGCACATGATGATCGAGGCCAAGAAGGCCGGGTTCGACATGGATCAAATCAACGCCATGATGGACCTCCAGGACCGTAACGATAAGCGCCTGGCAAAGCAGGCCTTCGACAAGGCGATGGCCGAGTTCAAAAAGAATCCGCCGGCAGTAATCAATGACCGGGTAAACGATCAGTTCGGGTCCGGATATACATCGCTCGGCAACATGGTAAACACGGTCAACGAAGCGATGGGCCCTTTCGGTCTCAATGCCCGATGGTCGTTTCCGGAGGCGAGTGCTCCGAATCTAATCAAGTGTACTTGCATCCTGGCCCACGAACTCGGGCACCAGGAAGAGGTTACACTTGAAGGACCGATTGACGATGCCACGGTTTCCGCTGCGGGGAACAGGGTGAAAAATCCTATCCAGGCTAGGAGATCTACCAGAACCTATTTGAAGCTGGAAACCTTTGAAGCCGTGACCGGCATGGCAAGCGAGGGAGGCAACTTGGACGACGATGGTAATGCCGCCGGCAAGAAACCGGATCCGATCGTGCTGATCGGCGAGGACGAGGCGAACGCGATCCACGCGATGATCACCGACAACGATCTCAGTATGTCGGTATTTTTAAACTGGTTGTTCAAGGCTAAAGGGATCCCCAGTATCGAGAAGATCGAGCTCAAAATGCTGGCGACAGTCACCGACAAGATCAAAAAAGGGATCAAGGCCAAGAAGGCTGACAAGTGATCATCCATGACGTAACCCAGGGATCCCCGGAGTGGCACAAGATCCGCGCCGGCAAACCCACCAGCAGTAATTTTGGATCCCTGGTATCCGGGCTCGGAGAGGTGAGCAGTGGCCTGGCGGAGTACGCGCATATTCTCGCGGTCGAAAAGTATCTCGATGGCCCCATCGATGATGGCTTCCAAGGAAACAAGTTCACCGATCGCGGACTTGAGCTGGAAGCCGAGTCGAGGGCCGATTATGAAATGACGTACCAGCTCCATGTCGAGGAAGTTGGATTTATTACCGATGATTTAATGCGGTGGGGATCCAGCACGGATGGCCTGGTCGGTAAGGATGGCGTAGTTGAGTTTAAGAATTTGATCGCCACCAAGTTTGCCAAGCTGCTGATTTACTGGCGCAAGCACAACAAGATCCCGCCGCAGTACATTCCACAGATCCAGGGCGAGCTGTTCGTGACTGGACGAACCTGGTGCGACTGGGTTGCATATCATCCACAGTTTGAACCGATCGTTGTCAGGCACCTCCGGGACCTCGAATTTCACGCGACCCTGGAATCGCAATTAATGGCCGTCATGGCAGAACGAAATAAAATATTAACATCAATAGAGAGAGGATAATTAAATGGATAAAGAACTAGAACTATCGCACAGGGATCCGAAATTTCTTCCGATCCAGTACGATATGGAATCTGCCAGGATCAAGCAACTCACAGAAGAATTTGATCCGAAATCAATCCCAAAGGCCGTTGAAAAAGGCGACGATGGCTACCTGGTCATTCACGAAAAAACTATGTCCCTCGTCAAGATCCGGACCAACATCGACAGGGTTCGAAAGGCTCTGAAATCCGATGCCCTGGCCTGGGGTAAAAAGGTCGATGGCCAGGCCAAGATATACACAACTTTAGTTGAGAAACTGGAAGAACCCTGGCGTGAGATCAAAACCAAACTCGATGAAAAGGAAGCACGCGAGGAAGCTGAAGCCAGGGAGCTTGAGATCAGTAAAATGAAACTGATCGAGAACCGGATCCTGTACATTAAAGAGCTGGCAAACGGTCTGCTCGGTGCCAACTCGAAACTGATACAGGGACGGATCGACGAGCTGCGGGAAGTTCCTGTCGATGATGCCAGATTCGGTGATTACGCCGAGGCCGCAATCGTTACCAAGCAGGTTGTACTGGACTCACTGATCGCCGCCCACAGGGAGCGCGTGGTTTTTGAGGATGGTTTGAAAAAACACGCTAGGGAAAAGGCCGAGCTGAAAGAACAGCGGGAATTACTGGCCAAGGAGAAAGCCGAGCTGAAGGCCTCTCAGGAGGCCGTAGAGCAACGCAAGCTGGAAGAAGAGAATCGTATCAAGGAGGAAAGCGATCGCCAGGAGCGTGAAGCTGCTGCGGCAGAGGAGGCCAAACAGGCCGAGGCAACAGCCAAGAAGCGATTGCCCGAGGATATTAAGGTCCGGGACTACGTTAATAAGCTGGTGGGAATCAAGCAACCGGCAGTCAGAGACAAGGGCCTGGTGAGTCTGCTCGCCCACCTTGCCAGTGAGCTGGAAATAATCAAGGCCTTTGTTTACGACCGCACTGGCGGGGAGGAAAAATAATGTTGGTACTCACAAGAAAACCAGGGGAAGCAATTTTCATCGGGGATGATATCAAACTCACCATTCTTGATATCACCAGGAATCAAGTCCGCCTCGGTATCGTCGCACCGAAAGCTATTGAGGTTGATCGCGAAGAGATCCGCGCTCGCAAGAACCGGGAGCAGAACGATGGTTAAAACTGAACCCAACAAAATCTTTTACCTGAAAAAATACACGGACAAGCAGGAGCTAATCGAATACATCAAACGGTTATCTCCTATAGGTAATCGGCCCTGGACCGTTACGGTATCCGAGGACGACGAGAGCCGGAGTCACAAACAAAACCGGCTCTCGTTTTTTTGGTATCGGATCCGGGGCAGCGTAACCGGACACGACCGTCATTACGAGCGATGCCTTTGCAAGCTCCTGTACGGGATCCCGATCCTGCGCGAGAAAAAGCAATTCAACAATTTCTATGAGGCCGCTCTGGAACACCTGGACTACAAGCAAAAACTCGACGCTATGGAAATCGTGCCAGTCACCAGTCTAATGACCACCAAGGAGTTCGCCAGGTACTTGGATACGGTCGATCGGGAAAGCGCGAGCCTGGGGATTGTTCTGCCCAGACCGGAGGACCTGTACTGGGATGCCTTAATGAAGGAAGCTGAAAGACATTAAATATAAACTGAGAGAGGAAGATATGATTACTTATAATGTAGAAACAATAACCCCATCGGAAGCCTTAAAAATTCTTGGTGGGAACACGCACAATCGGAACATCCATCAGACCCACGTTGACCGGCTCGCAGCGACAATGCGGCGAGGCGAGTGGCACTTGAATGGTGAATCGATAAAGCTAAACGGGAAGAATTTACTGGATGGTCAGCACCGACTATGGGGCTGTGTTGAATCCGATTGCTCATTCTCGACACTGGTGATTCGTGGGCTTCAAAAGTACACACAGAAAACCATTGACACTGGCCTGGTCCGGTCCGGATCCCATCATTTCCAGATGGAAGGGGAGGCCTATGCCGGGCTGCTTTCTCATACGATCGCGAAAATTATTGCCCACGGCGAAGGCAGGTATGTGATAAAGGATGGCATTACAAATGTCCGCCTTGAAAACCACCTGAAAGAAAATCCAGACATACGAGAGTTCGTTAATCACCACGGCTCCCTGCCTCAGAAAATAATGCCCAAGGCGATAGCCGCCGCCTGCCATTTTATTTTCTCGCGGCTTGACGAGACCGAGGCGGACGCATTTATGCTGGAAGTTATCGATGGTATCGGCTTACAGCCGGAGACCCCGACACTGGTTTTGCGGGAGAAACTAATCAGGGACCTGGCAGCAATTCGGAAGATCCCGATGAATGTCAGGTTTGCGCTGGTGCTCAAGGCATGGAATCTCACGCGGAAAGGAGCGAAGGTCAAGATCCTTCGGTTCCGAACTGGCGATAAACCAGAACCATTCCCGACTGCAATATGATCAGTAAGCAAAAACCCTGGCGGAGCAAGAAGTATATCGCCTGGGTGAAACAGCAGCCGAGCATCGTGAGCCATCTGCCGGCGGACGATGCCCACCATATCATCGGGCATGGCTTCTCCGCGATGGGCACCAAGGCCCCGGACTGGGCCACTTTCCCACTAACCAGGCAGGAGCATGACAGCCTGCATTATAACCGGGCTACCTGGGAGTATCAGAACAGTTCCCAGATAAATATCCTCATGCGGTTCTGGCGAGAAAACTGGAATGAAATTCAGGTGTTTTTTAAGGAACCCCCATAGAAGAAATATTCCTTCTAAATGAAACACTTTACTGAAATTGAAAACTATTTGGAGATTAAATGATCAATAAAATTATATGTTATATCCTCGGCCACGCCTGGACGAGCAAGGCGGAACAGGGACTGTATCCGACTAAGGAAGAACTAGACCAAGGGATTGGTGGATTCTATCATTACTCGGTGATGTACTGCGACAGGTGTGGACGCATTTCCGAGCTGAACAAAAAGTTGCGTACTCATATTGATAGGTAAATACTGAATATTGACTTTAACGAGTCTTATCCTCCTTTGGTTATTACTTGACCCGGTTTTTACCGGGTCTGTTTTTGGCTAATGATATTTACCACCCTGGGTATGGCCATTCATGTTTGCCTTGACGGTCCGATCGATCATTGCCTGAATATCCTGGTCAGAACGATGACTATGTTCAATCAGCGAAGCAGGCATCGATTCAACATTAACAGTAACAGCCGCGGACTCCTGCCTTTTCTCGTATTCTCCATAGCCCAACGTACCCATCAAGGTGACAATCAAGGGGGCAATGATAAAATGATATTTGCCAAAAATATCCTTGTTCTTTTGAGCCAGCTTGCCCATCAGAAGTGCATCGTCCCGCCAATAATAACGGCATAATCATCCTCATGTTCGGGGGCATTAAGAGTTGTGGCAAACTGGGCATTGACCAGCACTCCACCAAGTCGCGTGCCAATACCAAAAGATATAGCCTGGTTACCGCCTTCCGTGAACGCACCTGCGACCGACACCTGCAAAGCATCAGGCACGCCCCAGTCTAGTTGATTCCCGGAAGAGGCCAGGGCAAGCAAACCATAGGTACTGCCAGAGGGTAAACTAAGGGACCCGGTGCCGGTGGTTGTGGTTGTTACGGGATCCGGGTCTGGTGGCGGCGGTGTGTAATCGGCAAATGCCGGGGCCGAGAATAGTAGGATTAAAAGAATCAGGGTTTTCATTTATTTGCTACCTCCTTACCGATTTTAACGGCACTGAATTTCTGCATGGATACATCTACGATTTTGCCCAGGTGTGGAGCTGCAAAGTAAAACCCGAGCAACAGCATCATCGCCCCTGTCATAGCGTCAGCGTTGCTGCCGATCGCCTCGGATATCGAGTCGAGCTTCTTCGTTTCACCTTCCTCCCCGGCAGCAATAATATTAACGATCATCGACGCCCAGTATTGTGACAACCAGGTGAACGCAATACTTAACGCCAGGATCCGTCTGGACAGGTTTTGTCCCTGGGTATTCTTCTGCCATTCGATAAACATCACGCCGGCAAATTTGTTCATCTCTTTCCTGTCGTCGGACTGTTCTTCCTTGGTATAAAATAATTTATCCAGGCCACTGATTGTCGCACCTATCATCTTGTCGGCGGCCTTGCTGCCACCAAATAATTTTCCAATCCAGCTCATTTCATTCACCTATTCCAGTTGTAGTTATTTATTGAAACCATCTTTAATGGATATCCATATTAGCGCCGATGCTCCTATTAAACCTGCAATCCAAACTATACACAAACGCAATAGCTTTCCAAAGTTAGCCACTGTTTTAACATTCTCCGCAAGGTCACTTAATGAATCAAAATCCTCTAAAGTTTTTTCCATCTTCTTCAAAGATTTACAGATTGCTTCAAGATGGGCAGTGTGAGAATCAATATGTTTTTCATGTTTTAAAACTTTCTCAAGTATATGCGTTTGAGATACAGCCATTTCTTGTTGCTGTTGGATATGAGCATCAAGATATTCTTCATGCCTCTTAACCTTCGCCAATAAATCCGCATTGTTCATGTGCCTATTCTCTCCAGGAAATAATCCCAATCAAACCCAGTGCCAGGATCTACCTTTCTGCCTGGGCTGATATCACAGTGCCGGACAACCTCGGTGATGCCATAATCTTTCATCCACCCACGAACCACCTCGACGCCGGAGTTCCATTGCCGGGAGGTTGTCCACCCAGGCTTTGCTATTGCGTTAATAAAACTGGCGTAGTCATGTTCACCCTGGACCAGGAACTCGATGCCGAGAGAATTAGTGTTGAAGTTACGAGCATGGTAGGCGCCCTGGTCAGGATCCCGACAGATATAAACAATGCCATCGGACGCGACCAGCACATGAGCTGACAGCCCATAGCTCTGGAGGAAATTAAAGGCATGGATAGGCTCCGGGTCCTTGATGAACTCACCCATCGCATGAACCACGATCAACTTCGGATCGTTATACCTATTCCCCTTGCGGAGCCTGGCCTGGATAGTTTCCATCTTGCATTAGGAATAATACAAAACGTCGAGTAAACCGCCGGCGGTATCGTTGAAAAACAGCAAGGATTCAAGTTTGCCGGCATACCAGGTCGGTGCTGCACCGACAGGAATGACCACGCCCAGGGTGAGTGTTGGCACCGTACCATCATCAGTAAATCGCACGCCTTGAACGGACGCACTCATTAACGCATACCTGGCTCCTTTAGGAACTGTCAGGCCGGTGGATGCTGTTGGGGCAATTTGTTGGTGCCCTTCCGGCCTATATCTATTACGATCTGAAACATTCATATTATTCTCGCTGTCTCTCGACGGTGATTTCAATCAATATAGTCAATTTTAACTATTTGTATAGTGGGTTCTTCTATCCCGAGTGCAATTACTTTTTTCGCCATTTCGATCATGCCCCGGATCCGGGCTGTTTCGACAAGATCCAGGGGGCCATCATTCTCCACGCGGAGCTCGTCCAGTTGCCTGGTGCAGTAGTCCTTTACCTGGTTCCATTCAAGGCTGCTTTTATCTTTAATCAATGCAGTCATAGATCCGCCGCGACTGCCTCGTCATACATCAAATTGAACTTCATCATTTCCTGGCGGATCTCTTCGCGGTATTCATCGGCCTGGAATGTATCATCAGCAGCATAGGCTTTGTCACGTTTATCGCGCAGGCGCTTGACCTTGTTCTTATACCGTTTCATCTGGAATGACAGCTTGTGGACCTGGCTGTGGTCCGACTTGTACTCACGGTATTCCGGGGTCCCCTTAAACAGTTTCAACTGTGCCTCGACCGCATTGACTTCCTTGATCGCGTCATAGAATCTTTGAGTATCGAAGCTGGATCCAGGTGAGCCGCCCAGGGTCCGGAGAAGCGGCACGTTTTTCATATCGATCTCTGTGTCGGTCGCGAGATTAAGCGCGGTCCCGGCAGTTCGCAATACGAACTGACCAGCACCACCAGTCAACCAGCCGGCATAGTGCTTGACTATCTCAGGCGATATATCAATCAGGCCGGAGTGTGTTTGATCCCCGTCACCTATCTCGTTCAGAATCTCCATCATTTCCTTGAGCTGTGGATTCGTGGACTTAAAGGCCTTCTGAGACTCGGGCCGATCGTAATTGTCAAACGGGTTCTCAGGTTTCAATGGCGTGCCCATAAAGTTGATATTGCGCCTGTCCTGTTCGTAGGGTTTCACGACTGTCGGGACCATAGTGTCCAGGAGATCCGCGCCCTGGATCGGGTTGTACGCATTGAGCACGGCGCTCCCCATATTCATCGCGCTGTTGGCGACCGTGGCCCTGGGGTTATACGTCAGGTTTTCCAGCTCGACGCCGGTGTACCAAAACACGTTGTAACCGTAAGGTAGGCGAATCTTGCTGTAGTTTCCGGATCCATCCGGGTGCATGACAATCAGGTTGGTCTGCTTGGTGTAATCCGAGATCTTTTCGTAATACGGAATATCATCGTCGTCGTCACCGGCAGCCCGGTTATACATGGAGAGCGCGTAGGCTATTCCGGCAGTTGCGGTGACGATCTTGCGGACCCGAGGGTGCCCGAGGGCCGTAATGATCCTGGCGGATCCCTGGATCGATGCATTGTAAAACAGGTAGGCAGAGTTAAGGCCTGGACCCCACTCCCCTTTCCGGTTGAAGTTGACTGTCAGATTCTTGGATACTGACGCGGCTATCTGTTTTGCTTCCTTCTCGCTTTTCCCATCTGCCATCGCCTCTTCTTTAACGATCTTGTAGGCCGAGAGCCTGGCGGCGTTTTCAACTGAAAGGTTCGCGTCCAAGATCGTTTCGCGCACGGCTATAATCCCGAGCTTCGTGCGACCCAGGATACTATGCCGGTCGAGCAAACTATTCTGAATATTCTTGACCTTGGTATCTATATCTTCCAGGCCGAAGAAGCCGATCGAGCCACCCTCGGATTTCATTTCAACCCAAAGATCCCGCCAGTCGGACTGGCCCTTGGTGTCGAAAGTATCTTGCAAGATCCCGCGAATCGCTCCGGGAACCCCTGCCGCTACCTTGGCCGCGATCTTGGCTGATCGTTCGCCACTCAGGTTGATCATTGCTGTCTGAATATCGCGTTCAAAGTTGGTGATAATGAACTCGGGATTCATCCCGGTATTGATTATCGCCAGGTATCGATTGACATGGCCGAAGAACCTGACGACACCATTGAGCTGCGTAGTGCTCATTTTCTTGAGCTGGCTCACCAGGGTAGGATCTTGGATTCTGATCAACAGCTCTTCGTTCTCGACCATTACCTTGAATACATCATCACGGTCTCCGTAGTGTCGATCGACCATGTAAACCACTTTCTTTTCAGGGGCCCTGCCTTCCGCGATCGCGTCAGCGGATTCCTGGGCTGAGATCCCCCAAATCTTATGGTAATCCATCCCATCGATCAGGCCTTCCGGCGCTTTGTCGTACCCTTCAAAAGGCTCGCCAAACAGATCCACAAACTTTTTATAAGTGCGTGTAGTGATGGTCCACAGATTTGGATCCGGGTTATCCCGGACGAGTTGAACGAGCGCCTGGCCGACCCTGCCCTTCTCAGAACGGACGATCGTTTCTTCCGCATCGCCAAAGCTGTGGGCTGTCGGACTGTCGGGCAGATTGCCCTCACCACGCCCCAGGGCTTTCGTGAAACTGCTTTTACCAATACTGTATCCGGATCCAGACCTGCCACTGATTTCTTCTTCTTGGCTGCCTTTCAGCGGGACGTAGTTATCCCATCGACTGCGATAAGCATCGGCAGCCTCCTGGGTCATGTGGCCGGCGGCAACCCGGTCATCGAGTTTTTGATCGTTGACACCGTGTACGATCGCCACAGCCTCATCCATTGCTTCCTGTTTGTCGCCCATTGCTACTTTTTCCAGGACCGCATCGGCCTCGGCATTGGTCATGCCGGATCCACCATCTTGCATATCATCGTTGATCGCTGCGATCCAGTCGTTGCGTTCGTGCGCGTGTTTGGCAACCAGGTACTCGTCGAGCTCTCCCAGAGTGATATCGTTCTTGTCCATGATCGTTGTCAGGGGGTCCATATAGTTTTTCTGGAGTTTTTCAAGCCGGTAGGCAATCTTGCCACTGGACCTTTCTTCCGCCAGGTATACGTTACCCTCGGGGCTTACCACGCCACCATCTTCCTCGATGGTCTTCTGCAATTGTTTGACCCGGTTAAAATTGTCCTGGGCTATGCGAACGAATTTATCTTTCAGATTTTCGTCAGGCATCCCCAGGTTGCCGCCGGTCGGAGCGTCTTCCGCGTTATCAGCGGCACGGCTGAACATGATCCTGGGATCTGTTGGATCGAA